TTTTAAAATATAGACTATTTACCAACTCTACAAGAGAATTGGTATTCCCTAGGAATGAGTTCTTTTTAATTTTAAAATAATCATATAATATTGTAAAAACAATATTAGGGTTATTAAAATTTCGAAGAATTCCTCCTAAAGGAAGTCCAGTAATTTCACGGTTTAACCCGGGTTGTATTCATCTTTTTGCAAATTCATATGTATCTTCTGATACATGTGTTTTTTGCAGAGATAAATCCACCCCAAGACCCTTGATCGTTTTAATATATGTTTGAGCAATTTTATCGTTTTTAATGACGATATCATCACCCAAAATCATATATTGATCAAAGTTCTTTATTCCATTTATATGTGCACAATAGTACACAACTAAATGGTGGGTTAAGGTGAAAACACTTCAAGAAGAATACGTTCCCATAGGTTGACCAACTTTATATTTAAGTTGTTCACCTGTTGGAGTTGTAAAACTTCTTGAATTCAGAATAGATTGTCAGCTCTGAGCAGTATTCATATCGAATACTCTTGCTAAAAGCCTTTTCTGTAATTCTACAGGAAATCTATCTGTTGCTGAACTTAAGTCTAATGATCAGAATTGTTCTCGATTATTCAAGTCCCAAATATGATTTGGTGACTGAGTGTAAGTCCTATCACATTTAAAATTATGAAGTTTCTTCATAATTATAGAATGAATAGGTTTAAGATATAATTGTGAAAAGTAATCACTGATCGCAATTATTCTTAATTTACACTCAGGGTCTTTAATAAAGGCTATTTTACCCAAAGTTCTTAACTTTGAAGGTACTATATCATTATTAAAGGCAGTTGAATAATTTTTACATAAAAAGTCACCCCCATTCTCATCTGTTATCTTTAGAAGTCTATCCATCATTGGATAATCTAAATTTAACAGGTCTTGTTGACTTGATAAAGTAGCTGGACCATTTGGACCAGCTTTTGTTGAAAGATATACATCTTTTAACTTATCAAATGAAGGATGTGGTGATTTTAAACTGTATTCCTTAACAAACTTATTAATAATACCAGATGGTATAATAAGTGACATTTTACTGTCACCTGTTATACTTTCATAATCTGGTTTTATCCTATCTCAATCCTTCTGTCTCAAATCTCAACTTCTAGTGAAGTTAAGAAGAGTCATTAGATATTTAAGATTGGATAAATTATTATTAGCAAGAGGTTTAAGGAAGGAGATAATCTTTGGTCAACCTTCTTTATCTATACCAATTGACATATCATTAATTAAAAGAGGATGACCACAAATGTACCTAGTACAATGTAGTCTGATTCTTTTAAGATATTTAATTGTATAGATTAGTCCATTATGCTTTAGTAATTTAAATATTACCTTAGCAAAAGGACGAAGGTACGTTTTAGTACTAATGTGTGGAAATATTATTATTAATAAT